CCGTTGAACTCATCGCGGACATATTCCGCCTCTTCGCGGTTGGCAGTCAGAGAGATCATCGCGCCGTCCTCGAAGAGGTAGTTCTCGTTCGCCTCGGTCCAGCGGTTGGCGATCCCCTGGGCCTCTTCGTCGGAGAGCAACCCGCGCTCCACCTGCGCCAGCAGGGACAGCAGATCCTCTCCCTGGCGGTAGTTGCGATTGGTTGCGTGGTAGAGCGTCATCGTCTTCTCCGTGCTTGCTGCTTACGTATTTATTGTAGCGCACGGGAATTATTATGTCAAGCGCGCGGGAACTATTTTCCGAAAATAAATGCTGACCCTCACCAACGCGCTGATCGACAGCGCCCTCGCCCGGCTGGGCCTGCACCGACGCCAGAACGGCGAGACGGCGCTCCTGGGCATCCGCGGCAGCATCCCGCTGGATGGGCACACGATTAAGAACGGGCAGGATGCGCAGAACACCTATAACGACAGCGTCGTGGTTTACGGCCCTACTCTGCGCGTGTTCCAGGCCAGCGTGGACCCCGGAGCTACCTACACGGAGCATCCCGACAACCCACAGGGCTGTGCGCATCTGCTGGATGGCTCCTACATGTACCAGTGGGGCGACCATAAGGGGCATCTGGCGCTGGTAGAGGCGAGCGAGGTGCGCATCTGGCGGGACCGCAACCGGAGCGGCGAGCGCACCGCTGATGACCCGGTAGAGACGGGGATCTTCGGCATCCACATCCACAGCGGCGGCCCTGGCCCCTACGTCGGCCCGTGGAGCGCTGGCTGTCAAGTTATTCGCAGTAACCCAGCGTGGGGCGGCGCGTGGCTCCAGTTCGTGCAGCTCCTCCAGCAGAGCGGACAGCACAGCTTTGCCTACACCCTGATCGACGCCAAGGATTTGAACGGGTGAGATGCCCTGGCGCCCCACCGAGTATGCGATGATCCGCTGCTGGGTGGACGGGCGCTCCTGGTGGTATGAGGACCACGGCGCTACGCCCCGAGAGGCGCGGGTGCTGGCCTGGGCCGCGTGGTGGGCGCTCTCTCCGGCGCAGCAGCGGTTGGAGCTGGTGATCGTACCCCTCGCCGCGCCGGACCGCCCGTGCTACAGCGTGAGCCGTGAGCCGATTAGCTGATGGAACCCGAGAAGTCCTTGAACCCGCGTCAGAAGAAGTTCCTGGCGGCCTACCTGGTGAACGGCGGCAACGCGACGGCCGCGGCGCGGGAAGCGGGTTACGCCAACGCCAGGGTGGAGGGCTACCGGCTGACCCGCGTGCCGGCGATCTCCGCAGCCATCAAGGAGCACCTGGACGCGGCTGCAATGTCCGCGGAAGAGGTCCTGGCCCGGCTGGCGGACCATGCGCGGGGCGACCTCGCGGACTTCATCGACATCGGGCGTTCGGGCCGTTGGAAGCTGGATCTGAAGAAAGCTGAAAAGCTTGGTCTGCTCCACCTGGTCAAGAAGATCAGCTACGACCGGAAAGGCAACCCGACGCTGGAGCTGCACGATGCGCAGGCGGCGCTCCAGCTCCTGGCCAAGCACCACGGCCTGCTGACGGAGAAGGTGGAGCACAGCGGTACGGTGCGGATCGAAGATGTCCTTGGCAGTCTTGACCCCGAGTCAGCAGCAGGAGTTCGCCGAGCGCTTACTGACGCTTTACGGCCCGGCGGAGGTGGAGCGCGCGCTGGGGAATGAGATCACGCTGCCGACCTTGTGCTCGTTCGTGGAAGCGACGGTGGTCTTCCAGCTTCATCCGTGGCAGCGAGACCACCTGTGCCCCATTCTGGAGCGGCTGCGGACAGAGCGGGGTTTGCGGATTGCGCTCCATGGTCCGCCGCAGTACGGCAAAAGCGTGATCACGTCGCAGCGGCTTCCAGCCTACCTGATTGGTTGTGACCCCACTGCCCGCGTAGGGCTCGCCTGCTACAACGAGACGCACGCGACGGGGTTTGGGCAGGTCATCAAGGACTTGTTGTTGGGGCAGGAGTTTATAGAGTTATTCCCGGATGCGCGGTGTCGGATCACGAAGGATGCGCCTGCCGCACGATTTGCCACCGCAGGACGTCAGGCGCAAGCGGATGCACAACCGTCCTTTCTAGCCATGGGGCTGCTCTCCGGCTTTACCGGCAAGGGCGTTGATCATCTCATCATTGACGACCCCTATAAGAGTGCGGACGACGCGCGAAGCGCCACGATCAACGAGAAAGTGTGGCGCTGGTGGAGCCAGACGGCCGGGCCCCGCATTCCGGACACTACCAATGTGGTAGTGATGTTCCACCGCTACCACGAAGACGATTTTGCGGGGCGTCTGCTGCAGGAAGGTTTTGAATACGTGCGGTTTCCCGCCATCGCGGACACCAATCCGGACGGAAGCGATCCCACCGGACGTCGAGTAGGGGAGTTGCTTTCACCGATGCGGTCCCAGGCGTGGCTTGATAAGCAGCGAGAGAGGGACGCCATCACCTTCGCCGGTCAGTTTCAGGGCACGCCGCTCCCGGATGAGGGTGGCTTTTTTAATGCCGAGCGGTTCACACCGGTAGATGCTCTTGAGGTGCCAGCAGGGCTGCTGACGGTGCGGGCCTGGGACCTGGCCGCCACGCAAGATGCGGGCGACTGGACCGTAGGCGTGAAGATGGGCATGGACGTGGATGGCGGCTTTTGGGTGCTGGATGTGGTCCGGGGGCGATGGAGCACCGATCGGCGTAATCTGATCATTCGTCAGACCGCCGAGCAGGATGGGGTAGGGGTGGTAATTCACGGCCCACAGGACCCAGGCGCGGCGGGGGTGGAAGCGGCACAGGCTTTTGTCCGGCTCCTGCGTGGGTTCAAGGTGCGCACGGAGCGCGTGAGTGGCTCCAAGGCCGTGCGGGCTGATGCCTACTCGGCCCAGGTGAATGGCGGCAATGTGCGAATGGTGCGGGCGCCATGGAACCCGGCCTTTAAGGCGGAGCACAAAGCCTTCATCCCGGACAACGCCGCGGGGGTGGATGACCAGATCGACGCGGCGGCAGATGCCTTCAACCGCCTAGCGGGACGGCCATAGCGCAAGCCGGGCTGGAGAGGATCGACGGGTGGATATAGCTAACGCCAAAACGCTCGCCGCGGCGCTCATCAACGTGCAGCGCGCCCCGGCCGGCTGGGAGATCGTCCAGCGGCTGGGGCAGGAGGCGCAGGCATACCATGAGCTAAATCCGTACCCCTACTTCCACTTCTCCGAGTGGAAGACAGAGGAGCGCGGCCCGTATCCGCGGTGCATGCCGTTCGTGCGGACGGCGGTCCTGCGCGGCGCCCGGTGGCTGTTCAGCAAGCCGGTGCAGATCAACGCCGGCCCCCAGCCGGAGCGAGGGGTGCCGCGCGATAACCCGCTGGAGGACTACCTGCGCGCGGCGTGGCAGGCGAACCGGATGCCCACGCGGATGGTCGCGGCGGCGGCCCGGGCCGCGCAGCAGGGCGGGATGGCGCTCAAGTTCGCATACGACAAGGCCGCGCCGGTGCCGCTCTCGTTCCAGACGCTAGCGGCCGATACCGTGCGGTGCTACTACCATCCGCACAACCGCAACCAACTGCTGATGGTGCGGGTGCAGTACCCGTATCAGGACCCGGTGACTGGCAATTGGATGCTGTACCGGGAGGAGTGGACGGCGGAGGAAGAGGTCCACTACCAGCCGATTGCGGCACAGATCGTGCCGACGTGGATCAGCACGCCGCAGGGGAACGTCGCGGGGCTGCCGTACTTCACGGCGCTGGGGGACAACGCGCTGCCGGACAACTCCGGCGCGTGGGGCGAGCCGCAGCGAAAGCCGAACCCGTTCGGGATCATTCCGATCACGCCCATCAAGAACCTCGACGCGGATGATTGCGACGGCATTGGTGACCTCTGGGGGCTGTTCCGGGCCGTGGATCGGGTCAACCTGATCTATGCGCTGATGGACCGCAGCAACCAGTTCGATAGCCAGCCGAACCTGATTTTCCTGGACGTGGACGTGGATCAGCAGGAGGCGGACAAGCCGCTGGCGGCCGGTCAGCCGGCCAGCTTCAAGAGCGACGGGGACGCGCAGGGCGAGCGCAAGGGCCAGATCATCATGGCGGAGGCGAGCGGCAAGCTCCGGTCCGCGATGATGGAGCACGCGAAGGACCTGCGGAGTCAGATCCTGGCGGCCTGTTCGTCCGTGGAAGTCGACCAGGCCGAGTTCACAAACAAGGGCAACCTCACGCAGGCGGTGCTCGCGCAGCTCTACGGGCCGCTGATCGAGATCACCGACGAGAAGCGGAAGACGTACGGCGAGGACGGGATCTGCAAGTTCCTGGAGAGCGTGTGCGTCGGGCTGACCAACGCCGGGCTCCGGCTGCCGGAGTTCAAGGGCGTCAAGGTCGACGACCACGACACCTACGACGTGACCCTCAAGTGGGCTCCGTACTTCGCGCTGACGGAAGAGGAGAAGCAGACCGTTGTTAAGCGCCTTACCGATGAGGTGGATGCCGGGGTAATGACCACAGAGCGCGTGGCGGAACACGTCGCGCAGCTTGAGGGGATCGAAGATGTTGCCGCCTTCCTCAAGGAACTGAAAGATCGCGACAGCGATACCGGCGGCGGTGAAGCGGACGACCCGATCAAGCTCTACCAGGGCGGTATCATCACGCGCAACGAGGCGCGAAAGATGAAGGGATTGGGGCCAGCACACCAGGCGGATAGCGGCCCCGCGCCAGACGATCCCGGAGCGGAGTCGCCCCATGTCTAACGGCGGCTTCATCAATGGCGGCGGAGGTGGTTTCTTCGTGGAGTCGGACCACCCGCGCGATGCCAAGGGGGAGTTCGCCAGCAAGGGCGGCTCGGGCGAGGATGGTTCGCCTGGTGGCAGACCCGGATCGGGTAGTGAGCGCGGCAAATCAACACAGCGGAGCCCCAGGGGCGCAGGTAAAAACGATCAAGGAAATGTTGCCAAAGCGACTGCCAAAGCGACTGCCACCGTCGATGCCAGCCAGAAGACGCGCGCAGCGGCCAAGGAATACTTTGGCCGCGAGATGTCCGACCGCGATTTTCAGGAGTTGATGGGTGCACCTGACGGTGCGCAGATTATGGTAGACGCGCTGGATGGCGGAAACCTTGTATTTCACGTCCAGCACCCTCTCTACCAGCAGATGCATTTGGCATATGCCGTGCAAATGCCAAATGGTATGAAGTTCCTGCGATTGGAACTCTACCATCTGAAGGACAATGCCCCGGAAGGGATGGGCGCGCAAGCATTCGGGCAGTGGGTGAAGAAGGGCCGCGAACTGGGGCTGAAGGCGATTTATATCCCCACGGCGGCGCGCAATTCGCAGATGGTGGGATATTACGTTTGGCCGCGTTTTGGGGCTGATGAGGAAATACCGGAAGAGCTGATTAGCGAGCTTCCCGAGTCGCTGAAATCATGCAAAGACCTCTCCGATTTGATGAAATCAAAAGAGGGAAAAGAGTGGTGGAGAGCGAAAGGTATTACGACCAGTTGCGCGTTTGAATTAGATCCGGAAAGCGTCTCTTCCCAGATCTGGGCCGATTATTGCGCTGAAAAAGGCATCCCTCAATGAGCAAATTCACGGACCTCATCCCGCAGATGGCGGAGGCCAGCGACAAGGTGGTTAAAGACCGGAGCGTAGGCGCAGTGGCGCAGCCGCTCACCGATGAGGACGAAGCGATCCTGGACCGCGCCTGGGAAAAGGTCAGCAAGCAGCAGGAAGAGTCTGAACCTTCGACCGAATAGCCGTCACCACCCAGGCCCAGGATGACGCGCGGCTGG